GAGTCCGCTCTCGGTTCGTTCGCAGACTCGCAGTCGAAGTAGCGCGGGCCGCCCAGGGCGCGGCAGACTCGCTACGTGACGAGACCTCGGCGCTGTCCGAGGCGGCCGGCGACCTCGCCGCGGCGGTCGAGGCCGCACGTCTCGATGGCAAGATCCCACGCCCCCAGGTCGACCACTTCATCGCCGGCACCGCCCGCAGCCAGCGGGCCGCGTGGGATGACGTTGTCGCCGAGACTGTCGGCGAGGACCACCCATCCGAGCAGGCTGACGGGAAGTTTCGCGCGTTCGAGGACGGCCGCGGCGAGCGGCCGCCGGCGTATCCGAGCGGACTCTTCGGCGCGGTAGACCGCGAGGTTGGGATCCGAGACCCCGCGAAGGGCGTCTCCGGAGCCTACGAGGCATTCCGTCGGCTCTCCTCCCACTACGGCAAGCTGCTCGACGTCTCGCCCAGATCCTGGGACGCCATCGAGGCGGCAACCGGATTCCTGAGCCGTGAGATCGACGGGTACCAGGATCTCCGGCTCCCCGAGCGGGTGATCGAGGCACGGCGGGACGAGCTCGCCGACGCCGAGGAGCGGTTCTACCAGGAGCGTCTCCAGCAACCGGAGCGTGGCTGGGTCGACATCGCCAAGACGCGGCTCAAGGCCGCCTTCCGGATTGTGCTCACCGAGAAGGCCGACGTCTCGACGCCGCTGCACGAGCTCGCCCACACCTACCTCGAGATGCTCAGCGACATCGCCCGCCGCGATGACACGCCGGCGCAGATCAAACAGGACTACCAGACCGCCCTCAAATACCTCGGCGCGGCCGAGGGCTCGTCAATCTCCACCGAGCAGAAGGAGAACTGGGCCCGGTCGTTCGAGTCCTACCTCCTCGAGGGCCGCGCGCCGAGCCTTAAGCTGGCCGAGGTGTTCCAGCGGCTCCGCTCCTGGATGATCCGCATCTACAAGACGCTGACCGCGCTGCCGGGGGTGGAGCTCAACGATGACATCCGCGGCGTGTTCGACCGCCTGCTCGCAACCGACGAAGAGATCGAGGCGATGCAGGAGGCCATGGGCGTCGGCGCGCCCCTGTGGGCCTCGGGCAAGGAGGCAGGGCAGACCGAGGAGTGGTATCGAGAGTACCGCAAGACCGTTGAGAAAGAGGGACTGCAGGCAGCTCTCTGGTTGCACCGCGAGGTCGCGGACGCCCGTCGGCGGGCGATGTCGAAAGAGTGGCGGGCAGAGGTCAAGCAGAACAAGGCCGAGGCGGAGGGTGAATGGAACCGCCGGCGTGATGTGCGTGCGCACCGGTACCTGAGGCGGGGCGAGATCACCAAGCCAGACACCGGCGAGCTGCTCGAGGACCTCTCGGATCGAAGCCTCGGGAAGCTCGATCGGCGCCAGGTCCGCAAGGCCGCCGGCCCCAGCGCGCCACGCGTTGAGCGGGCACTCTCCGGCCGGCTCCGCCGCGGCGGCGAGGACCCGGCAGCCGTCGCCGCTCAATTCGGGTTCGGGAACGCGCGCGAGATGTTCGGCGCCCTCCTCGCCATGCCGGCACGCGAGGAGTGGATCCGGAAGCGGGCAGAGGAGATCACACGCGAGAAAAACGGCCTGTTCGCCCGCGAGCGCGACGAGGTTGAAATGATGGCCGCCCGCGCGCTGCACCTCGAGGGATCTGGCGAGTCGCTGATCAAAGAGGGAGAGGCGCTGTTCAGGCTCGGCAAGCTACCCGGCATGCCGTCGATCGCCTCGATCCGCGAGGCCGCCAAGGAGCTCGCCGCACAGCAGACCGCGAGGACGATCTCGGTCGGCCAGGCGATCTCCAAGCAGGCCACGCACGCACGCAAGGCTGTGGAGGCCATGGTCGCCGGCGACTTCGCACGGGCCGGGTGGCACAAGATGCGTCAGATACTGGCGCACTTCATGTACCGCGAGCTCGACCGCGCTCGAGCGGACCGCGAGAAGTTCCACGACCTGGTCGGGAAGTTCCGCTCCAAGACACGCCGGTCCGTGCTCGCCAACGCAGGCAAACCGTTCGTCGACGCGGCCGAGCAGATCCTCGAGGCGATGGGCGTCCAGCCGCGGCAGACTGACGCCACGGTGCTCGCCGAGAGGACGGGGCTCGTCGAAGCGCTCGGGGCGATCACCAGGCAGGACATGGTGATCGGCTTCGACCAGGAACGGCTGGTGTCGATCGTGAACAACCCGCCGAAGGGAGGCTGGAAGGATCTCACCGTCGCTGACATCCGCCTCGTGCGGGACGCACTGCAGCAGCTCTACACGGCTGCCAGGGAGATCAACACGATCGTCGTCGACGGCCGCCGCGTCGAGCTCGAGAAGGTGGCCACGGAGATCGCAACGGACGCCTCGATGAGGCCTGACAAGGGCGCTCTCCCTTGGGCAGCTGGAAGCAAGGCCAGAAAGGGGGAGAAGCTCCAGAAAGGCAAGCTCGCCTGGCAAGGGTGGTGGGCGGCACAAGCCGATCCGCGGGTAATCTTCAAGGAGCTCGGGCCAACGGCGACGAAGGTGCTCTGGCATGGGTATCTCCGTGCCCGTCAGGCAGAGGATGAGCTCACCGAGCGGGTGTCGAAGGAGGTGGCGAAGCTCTGGGACAAGCTGCCGCGGGAGATGCGTCGAAGCCGGTACGACGCGATCGACGATACCGGTGGGGTCGAGCTCGATCCAGCGTCGAATAGGCAGGGGCAGATCAACCGCCAGTGGATGTGGATGGTCGCGCTCAACATGGGGAACGCTTCCAACATCGATCGCCTCACTGGCGGGTACGGTTGGGACGAGGATGGAGTCCGTGCCTGGCTCGACAAGCACATGACGAAGGAGGAATGGGACTTCGTCCAAGGCGTTTGGGACCTGTTCGACCGCACTCTCTATCCCGAGATGGCTAGGGTCTACCGAGATGTGAACGGCATCGACCCGGAGAAGATCGACCCCATCGAGGTGCAGACGAAGCACGGCCTTTACCGGGGCGGCTATTTCCCGGCCCGGTACGACCCGGCCGCGAGCCGCGTCGGTGAGGCACAGTCGCAGGCTGATCTCGAGGCCCGATACGCACAGCGTCCTGGCAAGTTCTCGGTATCGAAGTCGTTCACCAAGGAGAGGTCGAAGACCTACACCGATGTGGTAGTTCTGGACTGGGGAGTCGTTCCAAGCCACGTCATCGCTGTGAACCACTACGTCGCATTCGAGCGGTTCGTGCGGGATGCTGGAAGACTGGTCAACACGAGAACCGTGATGGACGCAGTTCTCCGTCGTCTTGGGAAAACATACAAGGTGCAAATCGACGACTGGATCTCGTCAGTATCCACCTTCGGCGCCGATTCGATCCCAGAAGCGGTCAGGCAGTTCGCAAAGCCACTCTCGATGGCCAGAACAGTTTTCGCCGTCTCAACGCTCGGCTACTCGGCCAGAGTGGCGCTTGGAGATATGACAAACGCGCTTGTATCCTGGTCCAAGGGCGACATCTCTCTCCGTGATGCAACGTGGTCGATGATGAGGATGGCGAGTGTTTGGGGTTGGCCGAGGATGCGGGCTGATGCTCTAGCGAAAAGCCCGGAGCTCAGGCACCGTCGAGAAACTAGACGACAGGAGTTGCGCAGAAGGCTGCAGATGATTGGCAGCGAGGGAGTCAGGGGAACCCTCAGTCGAGCCTGGGACAAGAGCGTTGAACTATCCTTCATCCTCTTCGACGCAACCGACACGCTGATGTCTACGGTGATTTGGGACGCCTCCTATCGAGGAAGCCTGCGGAAAGGCATGAGCGAAAAGGACGCTGTCGTCTCAGCGGATGACGCGATTCAAGCTTCACTCCCATCCGCCACGCTAGCCGAGCAGCCTGGGATATTCCGCAGGAAGAGCTATCAATCGGTACTCCTCGTCTTCTTCACATATTTCTCGAAATTGGGGAACGTCACACGTGAGCTCTTCGATCCGGTGCGGCTCGCTTGGTCTGATGCGGACAGCTTGGAAGGGATCGTTGACGCTTTGAAAGTGACAGCCGTCCAATCGATGAGGTTCCTCGCGATGGTGGCGGTATCAGGAGCCCTGGCCGAGTTGCTTTCAAGTCGCGGCCCTGATGAAGGAGAAGACCCGGACGAGTGGTTCGCCCGCAAGATGCTGTCCCAGCCAATCGCCATGATCCCGTTTGCCGGAACCATAGGGGCTGAGGACAAGGTGGGCGAGTTGACGTCGACGATCTGGCACGGAGAGCCAACTGGACGTCGATACAGTCAACGCATGTCTCCGGTCCCGTCCGCGTACAAAAGACTCAGCGCGGCAGTCACCAAGATGCTCGACGAGGGAAACGACGATGAGGAGAGGATCCTCGCGCTGCTCGAGGCCCTAGGCATGCTGACGGTGAGCCCGACGGGAACGTCGCAGTTCAAGCGGACGGCCGGCTACGCCCTGAGCCAGGAGGGCCTGGCCGAGGACGTCCGCCAGGGCGACGTCGCCGGCGTCGCGTCCGGGCTCATCTACGGCAAGCGTGAGGGGCAGCCCGCCAACCCGCTGACGCCGTTGACCGAGGACTGACGAAAATCCGGCAATTTCGGCCATTCCAATTGGCACCACAAGTGCCTACTATGTAGGCCGGGGTCGGAGATGTGCCGTTGTCCGCCGTCTGGCGAGATGCTAGATCGTGGCTGGCCTTGACAATCGGTGCTACCGTTTTGTTTGGAGGGGGAGATGGATGGGACCATGGCCAAGATTGATTTGCATCTGGACGTACTTCTGCTGAAGGAGGGGGACCAGTACGTTGCACAGTGCCTGCAGCACGATATCACCGCTCAAGGGACGTCGATCGACGAGGTGCGTCTGAACCTCGAGCGCACGTTGGTCGGCCAAATCTACGTCGACATCGAAGCCGGTCTCGACGAGCCGATCACCTGGATCGCAACTGCTCCGAAGCGGTACTGGGAGGCCTATCGAAAGGGAGAGAAGCTGGGAGACGAATACCCGTTCTACCTTCCGGCCCGCATTTCAGCCCAGATCGGCATAGGGCAAGAGGTGTCGCTTCCAGCGTTCATGATCGAGGGAGCGCGAGGGACGTTCAAATTTCACACTGGGCGTGATCTCTGGTAGTACGGATCCGGCGTAGGGGGAACGTCCGTGCCGGCATACCCGCTCACCAGGATGACGAAGGTCGGCGAGTTCATCGCCAAAGCGTGCGGCAACCACGGCTGCAAGCTCACCACTCTTCCCCACAGCATCCAGAACGACTCCGGGTCTTCGTACGAGGTGCGGAGCTTGTCGAGATCTGTTGACGGGAAGAAACTCACCTACGCTCTGGCCAACGATGATTCCGATGTCATGACGCCGTCGCTGTTGCGCAGCATCTGCGCCAGGCTCGAGATGCCGATCGAGGATTTCGGCCTGAACCTGGGGTGAGCAACGTCGCCGTCGTCGTGCTGACGACATTGCACCCGTGATCATGACAGCCCGGGCGGCCCAGGTGACGCTCGGGCATGCGACGGCACGTCCTTCCCGGTTTGGTTGGTGTGTTGGCGGTGGCGGCCCTGGTCGCCACCCCACACACCGCCGAGGCGACGGTTGCGAACACCACCACGACGGTGACCTACACGGGCTCGGGAGGTACCGAGTTCACCGTACCTTTTGGGTGGATCGCTTCCGGCGACCTGTCCGTCGTCCAGATCACGATCGCAACGCAGGCCGAGGCGACGCTGGTCGAGGACGTCGACTACACGGTCGAGCGGGTGGGCGCGGAGGGCGGGACGGTCACGACGACCAACCCGATCACGAGCGACTACCAGATCAAAATCACCAGGGATACGCCGAGGACCCAGGCGACGAGCCTGAGGACGCAAGGTCGGTACCTCCCATCTGTGCTCGAGACGGCGCTCGACAAGTTGACGTGGCTCGTCCAGGAGGCGCTGTCCGGCGTGTCACAGTCGGAGGACACCGCGCAAGCGATCTCAGACCACATCTCGAGCTTCGACGACCACGAGATGTACGTCCACAAGAATGGTCGGACAGGCGGCCAGTACATCTACGGTGGAACATACCAACTACAAAATCTCAGCCTCTATTCCACGATCTACCCGACGCTGAAGGGAAAGGTCTACGTCGCCGACACTCTGACGGTCGACGAGCTCACCAATCTCGTTGGGATCATGGACACGACACCGAGCTACACACTCGACGTGACCGGAGATATCCGGGCGACTGGAAACGTCTACGCCGTCGGTACACTTTACGGATCGACGTCAGCGTCCGGAAACCTGACCATCCAGTCGACGAGCAACGCGACGAAAGGGAAGGTGATCTTCGACACGACGACGCTCGTCGTCGATGAGACGAACGACCGCGTCGGGATCCTGACCGCCACCCCCTCCTATGCACTCGAGGTCGGAGTCAGCGGAATGGCGTATTTCGGCAACTCCGTCTACGTCGATGGGTGGATCTACGGGGGCGACGGATCCGGCGAGGACCTCACGATCCAGTCGACGAGCCACGCCACAAAGGGGCGCATCGAGTTCGGAGCGTCAGACGTGATGGTCGTCGACGAGGTAAACAGCCGTGTCGGAATCCTCGACGTCACGCCGAGCTACGAGCTCGATGTGAACGGCGACACCAACGTCGTCGGAGACGTCTACGTAGGCGTTGACCTGGTGGCCGGCACGCTCTACGGTGGCGAGGCCTCTGGCAATTCGCTGACCATCGAGTCGACCTCCCACGCGACGAAGGGTGACATCACCATCGGCAACACCGGTGGGCCCGGGATCTTTATCGACGACACCCAGTGCGTGGACATCGCGGGGACCGACTGCGTGCAGGCAGCCTACGAGTTCGAGGTCGGCGGGACGGCTTCTGCGAACTCCTACTTCTACGCGGACGACGGCACATTACCTGTGATCTGGATTCAGAACGACGGCAACGCGGCAACACGCCAGGGCGTCCTTATGTGGGTCGGTACGGACACGCCGTCAGCTGGAGGGGCGACGAACGTCTACTTCGACCTCGCCGACGGAGACGGAAACTCGATCTGCACTATCGAGAACACGAACGCGACGACCATCGCCTTCGTGTGTCCGTCCGACGCCCGGCTCAAGATGAACATCGCGCCATCTCGCGTGAACGCGCTCGAGACGGTGAACGCCATACCAGTCCGCCAGTTCGACTGGCGCGACAAAGAGAAGGGCCACGTCGACCTTGGGCTAGTCGCCCAGGAGGTCGAGCCGCATTGGCCCCAGGCTGTATCCGAGCGCCAGGACGGTACCAAGACGATAGCGACGTCTGAGCTGGTGCTTCTGCAGATGAAGGCGATCCAGGAGCTGACCGCCCAGGTGGAAGCGCTCCAGGAGCAGGTGGACGAGAACTACTGGCGCTGCGTGGCGCCGTGGAGCGAGCAATGAAGAAGTCCTTCGCGCGATTGGTTGCGTTCCTCGCCGCGTTTGCGGTCGTCTCTCTGGTCGTGCCGACGCCTGCGAACGCCGGCCTGCTCGCTCTCAAGCGGTTCGGTGCGTCGGGCGAGACGATCTCGGGACAGACGCTGGCCGCTCAGCGGTCTCTGGCGATCGGCGGCGACGACCTCACCGGATACGACGTGATCATCATCTGGGTGACTATCACCGACGCGGACAACTCCGAGACCGGCGTCCAGGTCGACTGCTATGGCCAGCAGTACGAAGGCGGACCGACGTACCGCATCCCGGCGTGCGTTTGGGACGCGAGTAACACCCGCTACAACTGCGAGGCCGGCCCTCTTTTCTGGAACCCGTCAGACGAAACGACCCCGAAGCGTCAGATCTTCAGGTACGTGACGCTCGGATCCCCTGACGCGACCTGCACGTTCACGTTCACCGGGGGGTCGGCCTCAGACACGATCGACGCCAACATCTACGGCGGCACGTCCGGGTAGGAGGAATCCATGCTGCGCCGAGTTCTCGTTGCTATCGCCATTCTCGCCGCGCCAGCCAGGGCGCTTTCCTACGACCCGCTGAGCCCGGCGTTCGACGCGGTACCTGGCATCTCTGCAGTGGACGGGTCGGGGACGGTATCCTCTGACATCGACCTCGCTGGCAATTACATCACCGACTCAACCGGAATGGCTCAACTGTGTGGTGCTCAGACGACGAGTCACAGTCTTGGGACTGGTGATGGTGGGTGTATCGGCGACCTCGAAGTCGACGGCATTGCTTATTTCGATTCCGCTGTGCAGTTTGCCGGCGTCATGAATGTCGGGGCTAGCGTGATCATGCGTTACGCCTCAACATCTGGCGGTTTGCAGATGGGCGCTGGAGCACAGACAATAACAGTCCCCGCTCTTCTCCTTGGCACATCCGGAAGGCATATGCTGGTCATGGATTATGTCGACTACACGACCGATTTCGGCCACACGCAGCAGACAGATCCGACCATTTTCATGCAATCGTCAGACGAGACCGATATAGGCCAATTCAATTCGCTTCGCTGGAACCGTTTGGCGTTGGGCGGCGACGGCGGTGGTCTCGGCTGCATCAACGAAACGTTCGCCTACGATGACATGGTAGACGGGGGTGGAGCGAGCGGCACATTCACCATGACCGAACAGATCCCGATTGGGGCCGTGGTGCAGCAAGCGATCCTCCACACGCTCAATCCCGGCTTCACTGGCGACGTGAGCGCCACGATACAATTCGGCGACGGCACGGACGTCGACCGATACAACACAGGAACCCCGAGTGTGTTCACTGCTGCCGCAGGAGGAGTGTATCTCGGAGCCCCGTCCGGAACGGTCCACCACACTGCCGCCGCGACCGTGACCGTGACTGTCACCACCAACGCCGACTACACGTCGGTTTCTGCTGGGCAGGCGACAGTAGCGATCTGCTACTGGACGCCGTAAGGAGGGGATCACCAATGAAGAAGGCCTTCGCAGGCTTCGTTGTCGGAGTGGTGTCTGCACTCTGCGGGACAGCTCTCGCAGCTAGCAGCTACGTCTACTTCCACGACGAGCCGTCAGACGAGGTGGTCATCACAGGAGCACGAGCGGCAGCGTACGCAGACATGTACATCGCCGACGGCGGGTGGTCCGGTGACCGTGGCGACGTGGTCCGCTGCTACACGCGAAGGATCCGCCAGGACGGACCGGACGAGTTCAGGGTCCGCTGCAAGGGTAACAGAACAGTTGCTTCAACCGACCTTCCCGTCGGTGCCAAGATCCTGGAGCAGATTCCGTAGTGCCTCCGATCCCCGAAGGAGAGATCACGATCTCGACCCTCATCCTGGCGGTCGCAATCGTCAGTGTGAAGGCCTTCGGCGAGTTCGTAGCGAGGCGTTGGCCGCGGCAGTCCGATGTTTCGCCTGACTTCAAGGCGTTCGGCGCGCAACTCGATGAGCTCAAGAGAGGTCAGGAAGAGCTACTTGCCGCGTCCCGCAAGGCGGAGATCGACTCCACCCGAATAGACGCTCTCCGCAACGAGCACTACCAGACAACCAAGCACATCTCCGAGGGAATTGAAAAACTGAGGAGGAACTCATGAAGACCCGAAGCCTCATTCTCATCTCGTTGAAGGAGGGGATCCGCCGAGCTCTCCCGCTGCTCGCCGGCGTGGTCGTCTTGTGGGCGGCTCTGTTGATCGCCGGCGCGGCGTTCGCGCAGGAGACGGCCGCGGCCGCCGCCGCTGTGCCGGACGCCGGCGGACTGTCGCCGCTCGTCCAGGAATACCTACCGCCGCTCCTGATCGCGATCATCACCCTCCTCACTACCGCGGCAGCCTGGTTGAAGTCCTCGACGGGCAAGGCGATCCGCCAGCGGGTGAAGAACGAGACCGCCGCGTCGGCCCTGACGTGGTTGACCGGCGTCGTCTTCGACTACGTTGGGCACGCCGCGCAGGTGACCGTCGCTGGCCTGAAGGCCGACTTGGCTGACGGGAAGGTGTCGAAGGAGGAGTACGAAAATCGCCTGAAGGAGCTGAAGGACACGATGGTCAAGGACCTCCTCGACGCCGCACTCGGACGGCTACAATCTTCCGGTGCGGTTCCGGACGGGGCTCGTGGTCTCGACATCGCGAAGGGCATCATCGACAGGAAGATCGAGACGGTGTTGCCGGCCGTGAAGGCCGCCCGCGCGGACCCTCCGCGGGCCTCCGTCGCGGCCTGAGTGAAGCGGCGGCGCTCGGGGCCGGCCACGGCAGCCTGCAGGCCGGGATCTGGGCGGACAGCGCCGGCGCCTACGGCGAGCTCGAGTACCGGCACCGGTGGAACGAGTACCTGTACGGCGGCGCGACGGCGAAGGGCGTCTACGACTGGCAGACGCATCAGATTGGCGGCTACGCCGGCGCCTTCGTGGGCGGGAAGTGGTGATGCAGGCTCTCGACCGCAGGGTGCTTCCGGATTTGAAGCTCGAGCACATCCAGTTCCTGGTGATTCACAGGCTGTCTCTCGCACGCGAGGCGAAGGGAAACCCGAGTCCTGTGCCAGACGACGTTCTCGCCGGGGCCAACGTCGTCGACGCGTTCGGCGACCGAGGCCTCGGCACCGGCGGCGCAACGCCGTACCATGCTCTGATACGACGAAACGGGACGCTCGACCAGATGCTCAGGCTGTCGACCCGCGGCGCGCACGCGACCGACGTGCGAGCCGAGCCGGAGTGGTACAACTGGCGGTCGGTGGCGGTCGCGATCGCCGGCAACACAGACGAGTCGCCTCCGACGCAGGGCCAGACGGACACCTTGATCCGCGTCGTGTCAGAGCTCCTTCCTTTGTGCGGGGAGCTCGTCGGGCACACCGACCTCCCGGGCGCGAGTCGAGACCCACACAAGCGGTGCCCGGGACGGTTGATCTACCTCGAGGACGTCCAGAGGGTGGCCGTGTCGAGACTGCCGGCAGGGTGGAAGCACTGGTCCAGATCCGAAGCGAAGCGTTCTGCCGCTGCGTCCGGGTGGGAGTTCTAGCCGGGTGGGAGTTCTAGGTCGTCTTCATTGCGGCGATGGCGCGCCAGCGTCTCTCGGCGTCCCTGACAGCGAGACACAACTGACAAGCGCAGCACTCCTGGTGGTCAGCGATGCGCACCGGATCTCCTATCCGGAGATGCTCGTCGTCCAGCCGGCGGCGACCCGTACCTGTCCGCCTCGGCAAACGTCTGAACGGTGGCCAGGTCCTTTTCATGGCGCCAGTCCTCCACGCTCGCCCCGGGGAAGGCGCGCAGCACAGCCAAGACCACCCGCAAGTGCTCCGGAGGAAGAGTTGACGGGACGTCGCACTTCGGTCGGTGCATCCGTTGCCGCCGCAGTTGGAGCGCGAGCGCCGCGGTGTCTTCCCACGAGATATCCCCGCCATCCCCCACTGTAATCTCAGTCCCTCCACGCTCGAGGACGACGTGCCGAGGCCTGTCCTCTGGTACGCGTGGCATCATCTCGGCCTGATGACGGGGACGCCGTAGTGACGCTCGAGCGCGACGATCTCCTCCTCGCTCATGTCCTTCAGCGTGCGGACGGGAGGTAGATCATCGCCATGGCGCTAGCATCGCCGCCCCTGTCCGGGTGGTGCTGGAGCGCGAGATTCTTGTAGGCGGCGCGAGCCTTGGACAGTTCAGTCTCGAACGGCTCGCAGCCAAGCACGGTCCGCCAGTCCGGCCCGGCCGCCGGCGTCGTCTCGCCCCGGCCAGGGAGCGCCTTGAAGCCGGCGAACGCAGCCTTGACGTCTCCCACACCCCACCTGAGTTGGCCTCGCGTTGCCTCGATGTGCTTGGCGATCGCGGCGATGTTGTCAGCAACCCGATCCCACCTGTCGCACGGAAGGCAGTGTGGTACCCCGTCGAGAGTGAAATAGACGGCGACTCCTGGATCTTCCGGTTGCCGTTGTATGGACCTCGGCATGCCGTCGAGGCGGAGATGCAGGTTCGTCGACAACACGATTCGGTCGGCGCCGAGCCTATCGAGCTCGGCCTCGACTCGTTCGCGGGCTGCCGCAACGCTGAGTTCCTTCTGTCTGCGCCACTGACCACCTGACAAGGTGGTGCGGGTTTCTCCCCGACTGAACCTCGCGCGCTTCCGCTCGCCGGCGTTGGTGCGCGGAAACCCGGTTGGCCACTGTAGGGGATAGGCTTCGACGGTCATCAATCACCTCCACCAAGGCTTGCGCCCGGCCACTGACCGGACGTCTCTGCCAACGACGATCACGACCGGCGCGTGGATCAGAGCGTCACCGACGCCTCGGCCGAGCGACTTGTACGATTGCGAGCCGTGGAACTCGATCGCTGCACGCGGCCCGTGGCCGAACTCCTCGCGCAGCGTCTCGCGGACGACGCTCTCGATCTCCTTTCGCGTCATCACGAATCCCCCAGCAGCCGCCTGGCGTTCTCCACCGTGCCGCGGAGGCTGTCCGTCACGCGCTTCCGTCGCGCGGGACCGCTGCCTCCCACGACGAAGCTCAGCGCGTCCTCAGCGCAGGCGATGATGGACCTGGTGGCGTATCCTGGTCCTTGGCGGCGTATGCAGTTCAGGGTTGCCACGAGGCGACGCATATCCATATCCATCTTCCTCACTGTGAGCGTCCAAAACCCGTTCGTCACATCCCAGAACGTCTCGCCTTGCGTCTGGCGCTCGATCACTTCCCACTTCGGTGCGGACATCAGATCACCTCCGTTCGCGCGAACCACTCGACGATGCTTCGCGCCACAGCTTCGGATAGAGGGGGCGGCATCGCTTGGCCGATTTGTGACCACCTCGATCGCTTGGTCTTGCCCGCGAACTCCCACGATTGTGGAAACGCCTGCAGAAGAGCAGCGGCTCTCTCGCTGAGAACCACTGCCTCTGGTAGAGATAGGATCGAACCGCTCTCTGGGTGATGCCCAGGTGGAGGGATTGCGGCTCTTTGGGTGATGGTCGTGGATGGTCTGTCCCACGGCCACTCGATAGACCCGCCTCCCTGAGCGCCACCGGTGTCCCTCGCGGTGATCGTGTAGGCCGGCTTGTCAGGACTGTTGATCGGGTGCTTCTTGTGGGGCGTCAGAAGTCTCTCCGAGCTACTCCGGCTTGCGCGCACCGTCCGGGCTGGCTCGTCGAGGAGGTGTTCTCTACTCGACCCGTCCGATCGCTGACGTTCTACGAGCAGGACATTTCCGTCCGACAGATTCGATGTCCCAACTACGCGGGCTGGCTTGTCGGCGGTGCTGCCGTGCTGCTTGCCGTTGCATTTTCGCTTGCGGAGACGAACCTTCCGTCCGATCTCAGCTTTCGGCAGATGGATGAGAGCTTCCCTGCACGTCACCCACGGCTCGCGCCCGTCGAGACGCATCGTCGACCAGTCGCCGTGCGTCGGGGCCGGCCAGCGAATGCATGGCCCATCGAGATGCCCGAACCAGAACGGTCGGATCCGGTGCTGCGGGACGCCGTAGTCGGCCGCGTCGAGCGAGGCGTAGTCGGCGACGCAATAGCCGTGCTCCTTCAGTCCGCCGATGACAGGCTGGACCACCTTGCGCCAGTGGTCGGCGTCGTCGAGCCCGGGGACGTTCCCGATCAGGTAGGCGCGTGGTCGAATGCGGACGATCAGCTCCGCCGTCTCGCGCAGCATGTCGCGCTCGTCGTCTAGGCCCTTGCGCTTGCCAGCGCGGGACCACGGCGTGCACGGCGGGTCGGCCACTAGGAGATCGAGACGAGGGGGCATCCAGCCGGCGTCCAGCATGCGGAGCAGGTCGCGAGCATCCATCTGGATCGGCCGGTGTCCGAGGTTCGCCTCGTAGCTGTCGCAGGCGTCGGGATCGGCGTCGACCGCCATCGCGAACCTGACGCCAGCGCGACGGAAGCCCTCCGCCATTCCGCCGCTACGGCAGAATAGTTCCATCGCATTGAGGCGGACGGTCACGCGCGCCGCTCCCACCTCAGCTTGCGCTGCGTCGGGTGCAGGTCGACGCGAGGACGGCCGCGACGTGACCATCCTTCGGCCTTCGTCTGCGCCACGATGTAGAAGCCAGCGGCGCGCAGGCTCGCTCCGCCTTCCTCCGGCAGCGTGTAGGCGACGAGTCGCCGGTAGCCCAGTGACCGAGCAGCTCGCCAGCAGGCCCCGTACAGCTTCGAGCAAGCGTTCTTCGTCCCGTTGGTGACGAGCCTGGTCACCTCAGCGGTCCAGTCGTCGTTGAGATGACGGGCGACTGGGCGACCGACGATGGCGATTCCACAGATTGTCTCGCCGTCCGCCGTCACACCGACGGCGAACAGGCCTCCTTGCGGCGCCCTGTGGTGGCGATGATTCTGCTCCACGTACACGAAGGCCTCGCGGAGCGTGACCGGGCAGAGTTGGAGATGGATGGTCATGCTCTCCGCTCCAGCACGGCGACAGCTTCCTCAACGTGACGCGGCAGCAGACCTGTCCCCATCCCGTTGACGACGTGAACCAGGCGGTCGCTCAGATGCACCATGTCGCTGTCGTCGTCGAGGATGACGAAGGACTCGACAGGCTCCCGAAACCCGGTGTCGTCGAGCCAGGCCTGGATCTCGTTCCCTCTGTACACGCGGCCTCCTTCATCTTTCAGCCGCGGCGTCTGGCCAATGACCGGCGCAGTGACTCCCTCGAGCGCGATGTGACTTCCGAGAGCGATAGACATGGACGGGCACCTGCACCTCCAAACGCTGGATAGGACGATCACGGCCCCGGTCCGGTCGGTGATCCGGTTCAGGTTGTCGACGGACGAACGGCAGAACCGAGCTTGAGAATGCCGGGGATCACGCCGCGCCAGCTGCATCGAGGCCCACGTGCAAAGGACGCCGTCGATATCGAGAAAGACGACGCGCATCAGAAGTCCACGCCTGCCTGTTCGCGAACGTCTTTCTCGACGTCATCCGGCAGCGTCCACAGGCCCTGCGCCCCGCGGCACGCAACCGGTGACGCGAGCTCGACGATGCGGACGACAGGCCATGCCCATGGACCGAAGATCCACTGGTCAACGGTCCCGTAGTAGTTGGAGACCTCGTACGGCATGCCAAAGGTGACCAGGCCAACGACACCGACAGGGTGTCCGACAACTGGGATCCGACGAGCCCGCTCACCGAACGCGCCAGCCCTCATCCTCCGCAACACGTCGTTGTCCATGCGCTTTCCGGCGTGAAGGGCGATAGTCTTGCCGACGAGGCTCTGCGGTAGTGGCCAGGTCCTGTTCTCGACCGGCTTTCCGGCGTGGAACATGGCCCACGGCCACGGTCTCCACAGCGTGATCGCGCGCATCACGCCACCGCCCCAGTGCCCAACCAGTGCCCAAACCAGATCCGGCCGTCCACGCATGTGTGCGCAATCGTTGGCGTCTGTATGCAATTGGAATCGCGGAGAAATCCGCTGCAAGTCCAGACGCTACCGGATGAAAACGGACGAATCCTAGGGGGTTCGAAACCCTCTCCGCCCACCACACAATCAGCTGATACGGTCATTCTGTTTCATCTCCTGGCGACCCACGTTTTCCAGAGCCCAAATAGTGCCTACGCTTTGACCGCCCGTGCAGCGGGCATTCCCTCATCCGTTCTCTGTGTCCTCCGCACGTGCAGATGATCCCAGCCATGGTGAGGACATCACGGGAGGACCCGAGAGCTTCCGGGGGGTAGAAGCCAAAAGCCGGCTGCAGAGCTTCGACGGCTGCGACGAGTCTCCGAAGCGCCTCAATGGCATCGGTGAACAAATGGTCATTCTCTATCGCGAGGACACCCTCAAGCTTTGCCCTCAGCGACACGATTTCCTCGCGGTGCATGTGGTACGTGTTCACGTGTTCGACGCAGGCATTCTCGAGGACGCGGCACTTGTCTCGGAGCTCTTCTAGACTTCGCGAGGCGATCTTCTCGATCAGTGCTCCAGGGAAATAGAAGACGGCGCCGTTGTCCGCCTTGATGAACGCTTCCCCGCTCAAATCTGAGTTGAAGTGCAGTACGAATCCGTCGTGTTCTACCGTGTGCATCATCCCTCCAGCACTGCCACAGCATCGAGTCCGGAGGCCGGCGCGACGTGTGCGTATCTCTCGGTGACTGCGACCGTCGAATGTCCGAGGAGCATCTGGACCGTGCGGATCGGTACCGACCGCTCGACCAGCCAGGAGGCGAACGTGTGCCGCAGCACGTGCCACCCGAACGGGTCTACCTCGGCGGCAACGCACACCCGGCGCAGACCCTTGCTCATGTCCTGCGCCTTGATCACAGACCCCTTGCGAGTGTGGAACACGAGCTCGCACCGCAGAAGGGGAGGGTGATTCTCGAGCGCGCGCCTGCACGAACGGTTGATTGGGATCTCTCTCGCCTTGCCCGACTTTGGCGTCCCGATCTCGCCGTTCCAGTACGACCGTCGAACCGTGATCTTGCCGCGCTTCATATCCACGTCCGACCACCGCAGCGCCTGGAGCTCTCCGAGCCGCATCCCGGTGTGGAGCGCGACGGTGATCACCGCTGGCCAGTATCCGGTTGCAGCCTCGATCACGGCTTCAGCCTCGGTGCGTGAAAGCCAGCGATACTCGCGATCCTGGACCCGCATCAGCTTGAACAGTTGGACACGCGGAGCCTGTCGCAGCTCGCCCCACTCGACGGCGCGGCGCAGCATCGACGACAGCAGAGCGAGCTGGTTGTTGATCGTCTTCTTCGACGAGCCCGCTTCGAGTTGTGCCTGCTTGAACGTCGCGATGTCGGCAGGGCCGATCGTGTCCAGCACCCGCCGGCCCCAACGAGGCAACAGGTGCTGATCGAGCATGACCTCGTAGACGTGGACCGTCGACGGCTTGAGCTGCGCCTTGGCGTCCGCGATGAACGCTTTCGCGAACGTGCGCAGGGTGGGCGGCTCGGCTTGCCGCCATGTCCCGGCGGCGATCTCCGCCCGGATCTTCCGCTCGTGCTCGAGCGCGGACTTGCGTGTGTTGGCTGGCGGGTAGCGACGTATGCGCTCTCTCCGCCCGTCATGGTGCGTCACCCAGAAGTCGCAGTACCACCACCCGTTGTCCTCGCGGAAACGTGCGCCCATACCGTCCACCTCCGCGAAGGAGGTTACGACGGACGGTGCGAAGAGCAAAGGGCCGCCTGGCTTCCTGCGCAGCGGACGCAGACTCCCGTCCCCCACCCACCGATACACGGTCGATAGTGAGCATCGCCTGAGATCGGCGACCTCGCGGGCCGTGTAGGGCGTGGTGCGGTCTGACGGCATCCCTACCAGTCGCTCTCGAGACCCTTCTCGTCTGCCAGTTTCTTCGGGATGGCGATGATCTCGTCGTTCTTGTCTTTGATCCACGACTTCGGGATCCACACCTTCTCACCGCCAATCGAGTAGAGTAGCGCGTCGTCGGTCTCGTGAATGACTCCATCGTGCTCGATGTAGGCTAGGTCGCCAGTGCCCCCGTGCACGCTTCTCACTTCGTCTTCTCCATCGCCGAACGAGCGGCGTTGAAGTGGTAGTTCCGGAGCGTGCTGTGGTGCTCCGACGACGTCCTGGACACGACCATCTCGCTCCCCGGATGGCGGCGACCACCGAAGTGCTCGGCGAAGGGCCGCAGAGCATCCTCGAGCTCCTCTACTCTCGCCCGTTCTTCATCCCGCTGCCGCCTGAATTCGTCGCCTCCACGCAGCGCGGCGTCTCGCTCCTGCATCACGATCCGTCCAGCTGCGACCGCGACTGTCAGGTGTCGATACAAATGCTCGGCGTCCGGGAGATCGTCAGGAATCTCCACCTCGGCGAGGGCCTCATTGATGATAGGGTCGGCCAGGGCGTCGACGACGCACGGGTACGAGTGGCCTTCCTCTGTCGTCCTGTGGCAGTATTTGCACCTCTCGTCAGCCATCTGATTTCACCTTCTTGGTCTGAGGCCAGAACAGGTGGCCGAGAAGGACACCGACTGCCAAGATGAAGACCGGGTGACGCCCAGCGAAGTCGAGCGCGACGCGGCTGATCGTAGCTGACGGACCGGTGGCGACGTACGCGTAGATGTCCCATGCGACGAGACCGACGACGACCGAAATTAGGATTGCGATTGTCCACCTTCTTGTCATGGCGTTTGGTCCCAGGTGCGGCCATCGAGCTCCCGGCCGGCAGCCTTCTTGCCAATCCGATCAACCCTGACAACTCTGTCCCCGTGAAACCCGTGCCCGCCTGACAAATTCAGCCACCGACCTCTCGGGGTTGAGTCTCGCACGACATCACATCTGCCCCAGTCTGGATCGTCGACATCGCGGTCATAGACTGCTGACCACCCACCCCACTGCTTGAAGAAAAACGGCACGCCGGCGTCGACGCACTGGTCGCGGACTGACCTCGGCCAGTCAGGGTGCATGGGCCTGGCGTCCGGTCCGCTTTCACCTCCGGCGATCACCCACGAGAGAACGTCTTCGAGGACTCTCCACCGAGCTCCGAGCTCGTCGTCGTGGATTCGGATGGCGGAAAAATCGATTGGACCGACCATCGGCTCGATGCTCACAAAGAGCACCGGCGCCATGCGGGCCGCGTCGATCAGCTTCGGGATCGCGTCTTCGGCTGTTTCCTGGTCGCCGGCACTCGTCCCAGCCCAGGCATTGCTGGGCCAGCTTCCATCTCGCCAGCTTCTCGGGGTGAACCTGGCGAAGTTCTCCGGCCTCTTCGACAGCAGCAGGAAGTCGAGTCCCTGGCAGTCCTCGACAATCTTCCAGAGATTGAATCTCGGCCGGTCGAGGTCGCGTCTGTCCTCGAGAATGTCACTCAGCGAGGAGCAGAACACCCGCCTACGCTCGCCGTCCTCGAGGGCCCCCTGGTTCCAGCGGTAAACCTGGTTGACCGTCTTCTCGCTGACGAGTCGACGGTCAGCCTTGGCGCCCCATAGCTCTATACCGTCTGCCCGGCGTACCTTGGCGAACGTGCTCCGCTCAGCGTAGCAGTTCTGGCACAGCTTGTTCACCTTCGAGCACCCGACCCAGAGGTTCAGGGTGTGATGCGCCCATTCGATGCCGGTGTGCTCTCCCATCATGACCTCACGAGACACACGGTCTCGAGCTCGACTCTCGGGTAGGCGAATGGCAGTAGACGCACGTCGACCGATCCACCGATGGAAGAATCCACCTCAGCCTGCGCGAACTTCTCGGCGTCACCGTCAGCGGATGGTTGTGCGGCTCGCCGATGGAGGGCGCCGGCGCCGACCTCGCCGAGCTCACATCGAACGAGAAAACGAAGTAGATGTCTAGCGTCACGGCTGCAGCCGATAGCGCGACCAGCGTTGCGATGACCAGCTTCGTCGCCTCAGACATCGCAGCACTCCACCATGAACCGCACGGCGAGAACGGCGACCGAGCAGGCCGACAAGAATGCATGCTCGCCGGAGCACATCGAGGTGTTCAACGGCAGGTCGAACCTCAACGACGCGCACGCCTTCGTGAGCGCCATCCAACCGTCGTTTGCACACTCGAACCTCTCGGAGGCCACGGCCTCGCGGAGGGACTTCTCGATCGCCTCGATGGCCTCAGCGACCCGCCCACGCCACAGGATCGGCGTCCGGTGGTGGCCCTGTCCAGTCCCGTTCCCGGAGAGCTTCGATTCCCACCTCACGACGTCGTCGACGTCGACCTTTGGCAGCCAGACTTCGCCGTCGAACTCACCCTTGCGTGCCCTGGTACCCCTCTTGATGGCTTCCAACGCCTCAGACAAGGCGTCGGACACTGCGGTGGCTCGCAGCAGGTGTTCACGGAGAGCCGCGCCCTTCGCAATGGCCTCCTTCTCGAGTCCTTCGATCCAACGCAGCAACGCGAACGTGCTGTCACTCATCACCCCACCCCCATGAGAAAAGTTGAACAGCCGTTGATTTTGCGAGGCCGCTTGTAGTCGTCCTCGCGCTCTGCCTCGTCGACCGACCTCTTCAGGTCAGCGGCGAGAATCGGATTCGTGTCCACGATCGCCTCGGCGTACATCAACGCTGCGTACCGCGCGTGCGGGTCGTGGGTGAGGTCGAGGACGAAGTGGCGGCAGTGCTCATGCCTACCGCCCCGTCCTGTGGACCCGTCGGTCCTCATGACCTCGTATTTGCGGTAGAGGCCGCGTCGCGCATCAGGGTCGGCGACGCGCCTCTGCCGTTTCTTTCGCCTGAGCGTCACCGCTACCCCAGGATTGGGAGTGAGACGACGCCGTTGTCGACCAGCCAGGTGGCCACCCGAGATACCGCCTCGCGCTTCCAGTCGGCATCACCGGCATAGAAGAGGGCCGCGACAGGACCTCCTCCGTCCTTCTTCAGGCGCACGACGAACGAACTGTCAGGCTGCTCGACCTCCGGAAACGTCCTGTAGGGACGCAGCGTGACAGGATTCGGAATCGACAGCCTCTGCCGTCCTGCGATGCCGGCCCTGGCGACGACGGCCTGGGAGAAGCCGTCGTCCTCAAGGACAATCTCCTCCTCATCGACGACGTTACCGATGATCTCGATGATCTTCTGCGTGACGTCGTCTTGGACAAAGTGAGCCTGCATCGAGACGATGAAGTCCTCGATCTTTTGGAACACGCCGTACCGGAAACTCGTGTCGGGGAGGAACGGCACAGCGACGGCGAGCGTGAACCGCTGGCGGAAGTCGCCGGCGATTGAACTAATGGCCCGGACGTTCTCGGGGTCGACCACCTGCACGGCTTCGACCTCCGGTCCGTCGGCGTCCATCTCCGTAGACAGGTAATGGACCAACCCGGTGAGCGTGTGGAACAGCAGCGGTTCCGGCTTCGACTCCGGTGACGGTAACGGCTGGATGTCGCCCGTCTTGTACAGGCGACCGGTCGGGTCGTGCAGGATGCTCCCGTGCCGCAGGTCCAACAGCTTCTGAATTCCCTCAGCGATCATCTCCGTTCTCCTCGTCGTCATGTTGGTTGGCGACCAGCGCCGGTTGCCCGCCTCGCTGCGAGCGCTCGAACGCGAGGGCCATCTGTTGTGGGTTGTGCTCGCCGGCGATGAACTCGCCGCTTTGTCGGTCCTGGGCGAAGAAAGCGCGGGTCTGCACCGCGATCGGCGCGGCGAGCTTCGAGGCCACCTTGATGGTCAGCTCGCCGTCCCGGCGTTCCTTCGTCGGCTTCACGGTGACCTTGAGGGTGATCTCCCTCTTGTCGGTCGCCTCGGTGTTCGGGTCGAGTACGTTCTCAGCGAGCCGCCGGAACTCCTCGTCAAACTTCTCGACGGCCGCTCCGCCGCCGAGCGTTGCCAGACTCAGATTCTCAAAGGCCATGTCGTTTCAGTCCTTGCCTGCCGGCGCCGTGGACGTGGGGGGTTTGGAGCAGGTATGGGGGGAGGTTTGATTCACGCCCACGACGCCGACAGACTGTTCGGTCGGCACCGCGAAAAGGAGATCGCCATGACCTCCGTGCCGACCGGCACCCATGGAGTGTCTGCCCCACTGGCAGACCCCGGACACCGGGACCATCCCGGTGGACGGAACAAGGAAACAGCGGCCGGCCGGACCCTCCGAGAGGAAACAGAACCCGGCCGGCCGTCCCCGCGATGGGGGTGGTCGGAGGCAGGCAATGTTCGACCCACGACCACACGACACCGGACCATTCCGGCGGCGTCTTGGAATCTCAGTCATGACCACCTGACTGCCGCGGCGATGGCCACGGCGGCGACGAACAGGTAAAGGAAGCCTAGGAGAACGAGATACGGCCGGCGACGACGACGAGGCAGACGGTCGATGGTGTAGTCGCTGGCACGCACCTGGCTCGCTCGACTCATCGTCATGCTCACGCAGCGATCGACCGCTGCAGCTCTCTTGCCCGCATGCACAACTCGGCCAGCGGGCGGAACATCTTCCGCGCGTCGTCGTCCTTGTCGGCAGCCAAAGCGATGTCGGCGAGCGCCAGGAGGGAAACACAGAGCTCCTCGCAGACTTCACCGGGACTCAGCGTGCGGCAGAGTTTCTCTCCGACCAGGGTTTCGACGTGCCGGACTTGGAGAGAGGTGCATCCGGAATCGCCGTTCTCAACACGGACCGGCGTTCGGCACTGACGTTGGTGGTTCATGTGCCGCTCCTTCGCGCGTTGGCCTCCAGCTCGAGCAGGCAGACGACCGTCTCGAGCTCGAGGTGTGTGTTGAGGACGAGGACGCCGCGGCCGTCGTCGGTGACGAACGCCTGGGCGTAGCGGTGGCCGCTGCGCTCTAGCCTGCGTCGCCAGGACTCTTCCCTGCAGGTTCTGGCTCCGATCTCACGAGCCTTGGAGGCGCGCGTTGTGTTTCTTTCGTACATGATCTACCTCCTTGCCCTGCGGTACTTCTCTGTCGACCTGGCGTCTCTCGCCTGCTGGGCGAGGACCCTCTTCGAACGCCGCATCAGCGCTCCCGTGTCACGCAGCCCGGAGAAGTTCTTGGCGAGGTCCAAAAGGATGTGCGCCCTCTTGAACTCGGATGCCGCCTCCATGCGGAATGACGCCGTCTTGTAGGTGGATAGCCTGCCGGCCGTTCGCGCGAGCGCCATTGCGCCGTAGAGAATGGCGTCGAAAACTTCCTGACTCGACTCCGCGTGAATCCCTCTGACGGAGGTCACGACGCAGCCCGCATGAACGGTTGGCACCGCACACACTCAGGGTCACGGCCCAGCTCACGCCTGTAGATGTCGGCGTAGTCCTGGGTCACCTTCATGACCTCGCCCTCGCCCTCGCCCTCGAAGCACTGCCCGTGAAAGACCAGGCCGGTCTCGGTGACGTACAGAGAGCTCGTCTCGAGGTGGGCGTCCTGCCAGTCGCAGAGGCGGCCGAAGTCATCCTCGCAGAGCGGGACGCTCTCGCCCGGCCACGGGCCCTCGGGGGCCTCGTACGTCACCGAGCTGCGTGCGCTACACCTCGAGCGGGCACACCAGCCGGGCGGGTAGGATTCAGACTTTGGCTTGGACTTGAGGCGAAACGGAGAAGGCATCGCGGGCTCCTTCTGGTGGAGCCCTGACAGTAACAAACGTGCTACATCGTGTCAAGATAAAGTAGCAAATCTACTACATCCAAAACACGAAAGCAGCCAACCCTCCGAGCGCCACCAATATCGGGACGCTGATGCGTGGGTGTTCCGCTGCCATCTGGACTGGGACAACAACAGCTCCAACAGCGATGGTCACAACCGCCCAGGCAAAAAAAATCAGTAGCCTCAATATCGCAACTATGTAGAGAATCACCAGGGCGACAAGAGCGTCGAGCTTACGCGACATGGTCTTTTCCCCCAGCCTCGGGCGGATCGGTGTTGATGATCGTGTCCGCTGACACGTGGAAACGATGATGGAGTTCAACTAGGATATCTAAGCCAGGAGTGCGTCTTCCGTTCAGTATGTTCACGACCGTCGTCTGGCTCACACCGAGAGCACGGGCAAACGATTCATGAGTGGGGTATTGGTGAGAGTACTTCTCGCGGTAGTACCTCAACCATGCAGCAATTCTAATCCTGGAATTTTTCCTTTCTGAACAAACTATCTCACTCATGATTCTCGCGCCTCCACATGAGGAGTTTCGCGATGGCCTCCGGGGTCGTTCGTACTCCAGCTAGAATCCAGTCGGGGATGTTCCGCAACCACTGAAGTTCGTCCTCGGTTGGATTGAGCGTTGCGCACCACGGCGATGACTCGAACTCGGCGGCCCAATAGTCCCCGCTCTCTACACGATATGGCTGGACAAGCTCGGCAACCGAGATTCCCAACGTATGTGCAAGCTGTTGTGCTGTTGACAAGCCGAGATTCCCGTACTTGCCGGTCTCAATCCTGGCAATGGTAACCCGGTGAATACCGGTTGCATCAGAAAGCCCAGCCTGCGTGAGGCCGAGAGATTGTCTTCGGTCACGAACAATTGACGCGACGCGTTTTTCCTGACGCGTTCTACTCGGTGGTTCAACCATCGAGCCCATCATGCACCGCGGGATAGTTCGAGTCGTGTAGAAGGGAGGCTACAAACGGTTGACGGACGTAGCAATTCTGCTACAACTGGCATATGCACCTCGGCAGGCTGGTGAAGGAAAAAAGAATCGGCGACGGGATGACACAGGCGCAGCTCGCCGAGAGGCTTGGTGTCCACCGCGTCACGGTTTCTCGCATCGAGGGTGGTCATCAGCGGTGCAGCCTTCCAACACTGCTATCCATCTGTCGTGTACTTCGTATCGACGTCGACCAAGCTCTGCTCGGCAAGAGAAAGCGAACCAGCAAGAGATGGGGGGGAAGTGGGTAGAAGCATGCCCCCGATCTTCCAGCCTTCGAATCTCACGAGCAACGCCCTCACGGTGACCAGAGGAGAGTGAGATGGAGGAGTACAGGAAGCGCTACAGGGAAGTGGCCGCGGAGCTGAACGGCCGAGCGCGGGTGCTCGAGCTCGCCGAGCTCATCGGCTTCGGCCTGGTCCTCGCCGCCGTGGTGGCGCTGCTGATGTCGGGCTGCGGGCACGCGTCTTCCGTGGCCGACATCGAGGTGCGGTGCGTGGGTGGGCGGACCGCTGCTGCTTGTGCGGTCTACAACCGGCGGACGGAAGCGCTCTCCGTCGAGATCATTGAAGACGCTGGAACCGACGAAGACAGGAGGTCCAGGTGAGCGAGATGGAGATGTTCCACGATCAATCTGTTGAAAAGATCGAACTAGCGGCGCGCACGGCGCACGAGGTCAACAGGCTCTACTGCGGAGCTCTAGGTGACGAAACCCAAGCTCCCTGGGACGAGGCGCCAGCGTGGCAGCGTGAATCGTGCTTGGCCGGTGTGATGGCAATCGTTCTCGACCCTTCAGCGCCTCGGAGTCGATCGCATGAGAAATGGCTCGAGCACAAGAAGGCCGACGGCTGGAGGTACGGGCCGACGAAGAATCCGGAGACGAAGGAGCATCCGTGCATGGTGCCCTACGATGAACTTCCGGTAGACCAGAAGGTGAAGGACCTCATTTTCTCGACCATCGTCCACGACGTTTTGGGCATCTAGGTCCGGCGAGATGAGCGCGCAGCTGCCGTTGGGAGACTTCGCGCCAGAGTTCCTGACGGAGCTCTCGCAGTACCACACTCCGCCGTCGATCGCGCGGCAGATGGCGAATCTCCTCCCGCCAGAGACACGGCGGGTGCTCGAGCCGTCGGCCGGCGGCGGCACCCTCGTCGATGCAGCGTTCAGGACGCTGCAACTGGTCGAGCTCGTGCAGGCCGTCGAGATCGATGGCCGGTGGGTGAGGTATCTCTCCGAGAGGTTTCTCGACAAGTCGCTCGCCGTACGGGTTGGCGACTTCATGGAAATCGATGCGCACGGACCGCACGACTTCGACGCGGTGCTCATGAACCCGCCGCTCGACGGCGGTGTCGGGCCGCACCACGTCTCGCACGCCCTCGAGTTCGCACCGCAGGTCGTGTCCATCCTTCGGGCTGGGGACATGCACACCCGCGACGCGTGTGCGTGTCTTTGGGCGAGCTGCGACCTGGCCCATCTGGCGCATCTCATCAGTCGAGGAGGCTTCAAGGGTGCGAGGACGGACTTCGTGGTCGTCGACGTCAGGCGGCCTGGAACCTTCAACGGACCCACGGAAGTGGAATGGTGGGAGGCGTAATGGACGATGTCAGAGAGCCGACGCCGGCGTCAGACGACGGCAAGAAGGTCCTCCGTGTGCGGGTGAGGGTTGGTGCGACGCTCGAGGTCGTTGGCCTCGAGGGCATCCCGTGGCGTGTATCACACATCAACACCGGCCGAGGTCGTGTGAGTCTCGTGCCCGCCGACCCGTCGGTGAAGATCGTCGAGGACCTGCACCCGCCAACGATTCTCGTCCCAGTAGGGAGGGGACGGTAGAGATGTCATTCAAACCACGGTTCCGTCGACGGATAACCGCCTGGCGTGGTGCGACCCTGAAGATTGAAGGCGTCGGAAGCGGGGTTGAGCAGGTGGTGTGGCGTGTGGTCGACGTGATGCCAGAGAGCCGGAGGATCCTGCTCGAGCCGGTCGATGACGATGTCTTGGTGAGGCACAACCGAGCTCTCGACGGCGCGGTGGTGGTGATGGGAGACGCGAAGGACTGAGGAGCGCGCGAGAAATATCCCACAGGATATTCCTGCATCGGAGGGCAAGAATGTCAGATTTCCGTGTGGATGCGAGTTGGCGGACGCACCCGAAGCGGCGGAAGCTGCTCCGGCGTGTCGGTCCAGGAGGAGTCCTCGCGCTCGAGGACCTGTGGTCGTTCTGTTCCGAGTCGAGGACGGACGGCCGCTTGACCAACCTCGAGCTCGAGGACCTGGAGCTCATCGTCGAGGACGCGAGGCCTGAGTGCGGAATTGGCGAGCTCGTCGATTTGCTACTCGATTTGCAGCTGCTCGACCGAGTAGGCGACGGTGGCCTGCAAATCCACGACTGGGCAGACTGGCAGCCGTTCGTCTCCGGTGCCTCTCAGCGGACCGACTCCGCGAGGGCCAACGCTCTAACTCGTTGGCACAACGACGGAAAGCACGGATCTCCGGTGGATGGTTGCCCGCTCTGCGATGCGACCCGCATGCGACCGCAATGCGACTCGCATGCGACCGCAGTGCGACCCGCATGCGACGGCAATGCTCCAACTCCAACTCCAACTCCAACTCCAACTCCAAAACCAACCGGCAGTGCAAATCGCAACGCACTTCCAGGTCGGCTTGGCCACCTTGCCGGGGACAGCGGCAGCAGGACGGTGGAGTTCGAGGCTATCGACGAGGCTGTGCGGAATGACTGGCCTTCGAAGCGGCGGTTTGGCACCGATGGGGTTCCGTCCAAGTGGCGCAAAGGCCTGCGAGACGCCTCGCCATTCTCCCCCGCAGAGGTAAAGGGTGCCCTCGAGGCGACGCTGCGGGTTCCCCGGCCAAACGCCGGATTGCTCTCTTCGTGGCTCCTGAGGGTTCGTGGGGCCGGGAATGGATCCAGACCACCGATTGCGCCAGTCCGGCAGAAGCGCGTCGAAGAACCACGGCACGACAGGGCTATCGCCAAGCTCTGCGCCGGCCTCGTGCAGCAGCTCGACCTCGGGCTTGCCCTGGAGGCCACCGGGTGACGGGTGTCCCGGCAGAGGCCTACCACGAGCTCTGGCGGTTTACCGTTCCAGGGAAGCCTGTTGGTTTCTACGTTCTCGGTGCGAGGCCAGACTGGAAACGGAAGAAGGCCTATCACGAGTACCTGCGTCACGTTCGTCGATGTGCCGCCGAGGCCGGCGTCGACCTCGACCAGATCTCGGCGACGAAGGACAGACCGCTCGTCGTCGTCACCGAGGCCTACTTCCTCAACGGGCACCACCCGGACCCGGAGAACGTCCGCAAGGCTGTGTGCGACGCGATTTTCTATCGCCCTCGTGGTCGAGGCCGCGGCACGGCAGACAAATACTGCGGAGGCCGGTTCACGCCGCCGCTCTACGACCACGACAACCCGAGGGTGGAGGTATTCCTCGAGGCCCCTGGTTTCTGGCCTAGTCTAGCATCGCCAGGGCTACGGGATCCTGTGTGCGGCGCCGGTGCAGAAGATGGTCCGCTCGGCGAGCCCGTCCGGTGCATCCTCGGGGAGGGCCACACCGGAGATCACGAAGCCAGGTCCGGGAGCCTCACGTTCGCGTGGAAGCAATGACGCGATCACCAAGCGGTACGGTGAAGAAACGGCGTCGTGTCAGGACGGTAGGCGGCAACGATCTCCAACGCGTCCTGCGTGAAAGTGGCCTGACGCTCGAGGCCGCCGGCGAGCTCATTGGTGTAGAAAGTGAGACTGTGTGGCGCTGGCTCTATGGTCGGAGTGTCCCGAGCCTCGCTTCCGCGACCCGCATCGAGGACGAGTTCGGCGTGGACCACAGGTCATGGCTCGAGACTGCACCCATGATCATGACGCGTCGCCGACGCGAGTAGGACAATACTCCGTGGCACGGAAACGAACGACACCACAGCAACGACTGTTCTGCTACCTCTACGTGGAGAACGGCGGAAACGCGACTCAAGCCGCCAAGGACGCCGGCTACTCATCTCGCACCGCGTACAGCCAAGGGCCTCGGCTGTTGGAAAACGTTGAGGTCAAGTCCCTCATCGACAACATCCGCAGCAAAGCAGAAGAGGCAACCGGCGCCTCCATCGAGGCCACCGTCGGCACGCTCGAGCAGATCCGCAAGGCTGACCCGAAGGAGATGTTCAAGGAAGACGGATCGTTGAAGCACATCATGGACTGGCCCGAGGAGCTCCGCCTGGTGGTGGCCGGGTACGAAGTGCACGAGGCGGTCGACGCGAGCGACGAGGACCAGGTCATCCGTACCACAATCACGAAGATCAAATTCGAGCGGAAGACGACTGCCTCCGACCAGCTCATGAAACACCTCGGTGGCTACGCCAGAGACAACGAGCAGAAACAGTCCTCGCTGTCAGACCTGCTCGCCGAGGTACACCGCAGGCGGCTGATCTCCAAATGAGCGACGCTCCCGCGATGTCGGTGGAGGACGAAGCCGCCATCGAGACTTTGGAACGCTGGTACGACGACCCGGTCGCGTTTGTCTGCGAGAACTTCCACGACCCGTCTGACCCAGAGAAGCCAGTAGAACCAGACGAGTGGCAACTCGACGCACTGCGTGCCGCACCGATCAACCCTCGCCTCGCCATGAAGGCTTGTAAAGGACCAGGTAAGAGTTGCGGCCTGGCATGGATCGCGTGGTGGTTTCTTTCGACTCGGCAGGATTCGCAGATCGTCTGCCTTTCGATCACCAAGGACAATCTGAAGGACAACCTGTGGAAGGAGCTGTCCTTCTGGTACGAGCAAAGCGAGTTTTTGAAGGCCTCGTTCATTTGCGAGGCAGAGCGCATCAAGAGCAGGGACCGTCCGAGGACCTGGTGGGTGTCTGCGCGTGCCTTCAGCCAGCAGGCTGACAAAGAGGCTCAAGCCAACGTTCTCGCCGGGTTTCACGCCAGGCACGTCATGGTCATCCTCGACGAGGTGGGCGACTACCCGCTCGGTGTTCTCGCTGCGGCCGATGGTATTTTTGCGAACGACGTCGACAACCACCTCATCGTCGCGGGCAACCCGACCAACGTGCACGGGGCGCTGTACCACATCTGCACGACAGAGGCGGCCAAGTGGCACCTCATCACCATCACCGGAGACCCGGACGACCCCAAGAGGTCTCCACGCATCTCCCTCGAATGGGCTCGAGCTCTGTGCGAGGACCCAGGCCGAGACAACCCGTGGGTGATGGTCAATGTCCTGGGCGAGTTCCCACCAGAGGGCGCGGACCAACTCATCGGACTGGCGTTTGTACTCAAGGCTCAGAAGCGTGACACGAAGCCCCGCAACATCGCCGGCGACCCGGAGATCTGGGGCCTAGACCCATCGAGGTTCGGAGACGACGAGGCTGCGCTGATGCGGAGGAAGGGAATCGTTGCGTTCCGAGCCAGGGTGTGGCGCAACCTCGACGGACCCGACCTGGCGACCCGCGTGGCAGAGATTTTGGTCGAGCGGGAGGAGAACGGCGAGCCACTCCCCGACACCATCTTCGTCGACGTCGGAGGGCAGGGCGCCTCCGCCTATGACCACCTGGTGAAGCTCGGCTGGGGTCACCTCTGTGTCGCTGTGGACTTCGGCAGCCGCGCCTCCAAGCCGGATCGGTACGCCGACAAACGCTCCGAGATGTGGTCGGAAATGGCGAGGTGGGTGAAGAAGCTTCCCAGCTGTCTCCCTTCAGACCCGGTGCTCCGCTCTGAGCTCACCGCCCCCAAGTTCGAGTACCGCATCAGGAACAAGCGGACGGTCTTCCAGCTCGAGACGAAGGACCAAATGCGGTCCCGCGGGGTGGCGAGCCCGAACCGCGGCGACGGCCTCTGCCTGACCTTCGCGGGCCCTGTGTCCCGCAAGTCCAAGCGTGAAGAGATGCGCCGCCGGATGGAAGCTGCAGAGCGTTCCCGAGCCCGCACGGCCTACGACCACTTCGAGCAGCAGTCTCGCGGCCGGAGGGTGAAGACGTCCTACGACCCGATGGACTACTGACGCACGACATTGCACCCGTGATCATGACACCGCATCGGGAGCCAGAGACGCTGTGCCATGGGCATGTTTCCAGGCCAGGCGCCTCCGACTCCAGCATCTCCCCCAAAGCGGGCTGACACCACCAAGGCCGAGCTCGACGCGCTAGCCTACGCCGAGATCCAAAGGCGCATTCGCCAGAGCTCTGGACGCCAGAGCACTTTCCTCACCACCCGTCGACCGGCGATGCCGCTGAAGACGCTCATCGGGCAGTGAGGCACGAGGGGTGGAGACCGAACGACAACGCCTCGCGAGACGCTTCACGGAGGTGAAGGCTGTTCGTGCGAACGGATGGGAGGCGGAGTGGAAGGACGCAATCGCTCAGATCCTCCCGTACCGGTCTCGTTTCCTCGACGGCAGCGAGCACAACCGCGGGCGGAAGAAGTCCGGGAAGATCATCAACTCCGCACCGACCAGGTCCCTCCGCATCCTGTGTGCCGGGCTGATGGCGGGGATCACGTCTCCGAGCCGAATCTGGTTCCGCCTAACCACGAAAGACAAGACGCTCCGCGAGAAGCAAGCGGTCAAGGTGTGGCTTGCCGAAGTCGAGGACGTCCTGCGGGAGATGCTGGCGACGGGCGGTTTCTACCAGAGCCTCGCTGACGGCGTCTACGCCGACCTCGGCATGGTGTCGAGCGGGGCCATGTGGGAGGACGAGGCGCGGGACGGCGGCATCAAGTTCGTCTCGCTGACTCCGGGGCAGTTCTGGATCGACGTCGACGGCGACAACCGCGTCGACACGGTCTTCCACGAGCGTCCTTGGCAGGCCAGGCACCTGGTGCTGAAGTACGGCATCGAGCGGTGCTCTGAGCACGTCAAGACCGCTTTCAACAACGGCCAGCTGTCGACTGAGTTCAAGGTCGTCCACGCCGTCTATCCCAATGACGAATGGTCACCCGGCAAGCTGGGACAGTCGGGCATGCGGTGGGCTTCGAGGAGGTGGGAGAGCGACGCCCCTGCTGAGGCTGTCGGTGCTCAGTTCCTCGAGGAGGGCGGCTATTACGAGTTCCCCCTTCTGTGCCCGAGGTGGAGGACTCTCGACGGCGAGACCTACGGACGAGGCTCGCCCGGTTGGGAGGCGCTGCCCGACTGCAAGACGCTGCAGCACCGCGAGGTCAGGCTCGCCTCGCTGGTCGACAAGATGGCAGACCCGCCGATGAAAGCGCCCGAGTCCCTGCGTGACAGGGAAGCAAGCCTACTCCCCGGCGACCTGACGTATCTGCCCGCCGGATCTGAGGGTGGATTCTACGAGCCGGCGCAGGTCGTCGACCCACGAGCGATCGAGGCAGTGAAGGTCGACATCGGAGAGGTCAAGCAGAGGATCGAGCAGGCGTTCTTCGTCGACCTGTGGCTGGCGATGCTCACCGACAACCGCGCTACGCCGCCAACCGCGACAGAGGTCGAGATCACACACCAGGAGGTGATGCTCCAACTCGGTCCGCTGCTCGAGAACCTGAACCACGGGCTGCTCGAGCCGTGCATCGTGCGGACCTTTGGCATCGCCGCACGCCAGGGCGCAATCCCTCCTCCGCCGCCCGAGCTCGAGGGCTCATCCGAGAGCGTCGAGATCGAGTTCATCTCGGTCATGCACAAGGCGCAAAAGCTGACGAACATCGTCGGCCTTCGAGAGTTCGGGACGCAGCTCGCGCAGCTCGCCGGCTCCGGGTTCCCCGAGGTCCTCGACAAGATCGACTCAGACAAGATCGTCGACGAACTCGCCGAAATCCTCGGCATCCGCCCCGAGATCGTCCGCACCGACGAGCAGGTGGAGGCCCGCAGGAAGGCCAAGGCTGCACGCCAGCAGGCTGCGGAGCAGGGCGAGGCCCTCGCGACCGGCGCGCGTGCCATCAAGGACGCGTCCGGTGCGGACCCGGCGAAGCTGCAGGATCTCGCTGCGACCATGGCGCCGGCCGCCGGCGGTAACTGGGGGGCGGGCTGATGTCGCAGCGCAATGGCCCACTCGCAGACCCACATGAGGTGGGTAAGCGCCGGCGGCGTGAGCGGAGGCTGCGCGACTTCGAGCTCAGAGACCTCGAGGCAGTCCTCCGCGCTCCGGAGGGCAGGGGCCTCGTCTACCGCATCATCTTCGAGCTCTGTGGCGTCGAGGGACCGTCCTTCGACCCGAACATCAAGGACGGCATCTGCTCCGCGTTGTTCACCGCTCGAGCAGAGGGCCGTCGAGAAATCGGAATCGTCCTGCGCAACGAGGCCAGGGATGAGTTCCCGGACTTGTGGCGCATGGTTCTCGCCGATCGGCTGCAGCGGGACGCAGCGGAGGACACCCGCAAACAGCTGGAAGATTTTGCCACCTCCGTAGGAGACGACGAATGACCACCACGCAGACCCCCTCGGCCGACTCCGGCCAGGCAGGTACAGCGGGTGCTGGCGCCCCGCCGGCTACCGGCGGGGAAAATCAAGGCGCCGGGCAGCAGACCCAGCAGACGCCCACCGCCGGTGGAGTTTTGGGTCCGAAGCCAGACGCTGGCGGCGAAGGCGCCGCAGCGGCCGCAGGCGGCACGCAAGGTCAAACGACCGACCAGCCCGGGACGGGTGGCGGTGCGGAGGCCGAGCTGGTTGTCACACTGCCTGAGGGCGTGAACGTCGACGCCGAGATGCTGGAGGGTTTCACCGGCGTGGCGAAGGAGGCCGGGCTCAACAGCGAGTCTGCCTCGAAGGTTGCCACGTGGTACGCCGGCCAGCAAGCTGCTCGGGAGAAGGCCGAGCTCGACGCCTGGGCGCAGAAGGACAAGTCCTGGGCTGACGAGCTGCGGGCTGACCCCGAGTTTGGCGGCGGCAACTGGGACGCGTCGATCAGGGCCATCGACACCGCGATGGCCAAGTTCGGCGGCCCACCTCTTCGCGCGGAGCTCGAGCGAGTCGGGATGGTCAACAACCCGATCCTCGCCAGGGCGTTTCGCGCGATCGGCCTCGCAATGGCCGAGGCCAATGGCCCGGAAGGCGGCAGCCCGGGTGGTCCGGGCGCACAGCCACAGAAGGGAGAACTCCTCGCGCGGCACTACGACAAGAGTCAGTGAGTGCCTCCGCGAGACGGAGGTAGAAAATGAGTATCGAACGGCTGAACATGGCGGACGTCGTCCGCCGACAGGACCCGTCTGGTTCGATCGCGATGATCGCCGAGGTCCTCGAGCAGTTCAACCCGATGGTCCAGGACGGCCCGATGCTGCCCGGCAACCTGCCGCTGGGCAACAAAGTGACCATCAGAAGTTCTCTGCCGACTGTCAGTTGGACCCGCATCAACGAGGGGACGCCACGGTCCAAGTCGACCACCAGGCAGCAACAGGACGACATGGGCATACTCACGGGTCTGTCCGAGGTCGACTCCAAGCAGATCATCCCGTTTGGCCAGGCCGGCTTCAACGATGCCCGGTGGACTGAGGACCAAGGATTCTTGGAGGCAATGACTCAGGAGGTGGCCGGAACCGGCGTCTACGGCAACACGCTCACTGAGTCTGCCGCCTTCACCGGACTGCAGCCGCGCCTCGAAACGCTGAACACCTCCCTCAGCGGATCACAGGTGCGTGCGCACCACGCCTCACCGTCCGGGTCGGACTACACGTCCATGTACGTCGTCGACTGGGGCGAGCGTGGAGTGTCGTGGCGATACCCGCCGAATAGCGTTGGCGGCTTGACGAAGGACGACCTTGGCAAGCAGCGAGTCACCGACGTCGACGGAAACGCGATGACCGCCTACGTGATGGAGTACGTCTGGACACTCGGCCTGTCCGTCAAGGACCCGCGGCGGATGGCGCGTCTGTGCAACATCGACGTCTCGCAGGCCCTCGCCGACACCTCCACCCTCATCAAGAACTCGCTCGTCGCTTTGCTCAACGGGATGCCGTCCGCGGCCGGCTACAACCGGGTGATCTACTGCCACCGGGACATCCTGACGGCGCTGGAGACCCAGATCGACTCCAAATCGAACGTCTACTTCACCTGGATCGAGTACCTCGGCGCGAGGACGATGAGCTTCCGCGGTCACCCGATCCGGCAACACGACCAAATCTCCATCGCCGAGTCCCTGGTCAGCTGACCGGCGCAGATCGAGGGAGAGGAAGGAAGGAAAACCGATGATCCAAGATCTCGAGCTCTACCTCACCCCGAAGGGTGGGACGATTTTCACCGCCTCAGGGTACGGCAGCAGGCCTGTTGACCTCGAGGCGGCAGGCTACAACCCCATGATCGGCGAAGGCCTCGAGGCCTACTACCAGGTGCTGACGGCGAACGTCGACAACTGCACGAGCCTCCAGTTCGACGTGGTTGCCGACGACGACGGCGCCGGCACCAACGAGGTTGTGCTCGCGACCACGGGCGCCGTCGTTCTGGCGAGCCTGACCACCGCGCTCGGCGTGCGGCGGATTGGGACGCTGAATAGGACCGCGTCGCTCGCGGCCACGAGCAGGTATCTGGGCCTCAAGGTGACCCTGGTCGGCTCCGCTCCGACCCAGGGCAACATCGCGGCCTGGCTGCAGACGGGCACCGGTGCAGCGCCGGCGAACCAGGCAAACACGCTCTAGCCGGCCAGCCGGCGAGCCACTGACTGATACGGGGGCCGGCTCATCCGGCCCCCGATATCACGGAGATTCGCATGACGATTCTGGACAAAGTGGGAACGTTCTTCGTCCCGGCCGTGATGGCGCCTGGCATCGCACGCCACAATGTCGGCCGCTTTAAGCCGGGGGCGAAGTACACCTGGCCCGACGCTGCAACTCCGATCGGACCTGACGGGGATGTCGCGAAGAACAAAGAGGGCAAGCCGATGGAGATGCCGAGTCTCCACCTCGTCCCCCTCGACGAGCATGCGTATGCATGGCTCGTGCACTTCTACGGGAAAGAGGCCGTCGACCTCGAGCACCCAGACCAGTTCGAGCGCATCTTGGCAGCTCAGCGGCGGCAGAACGCGCAGGCCGAGCCTCCCAGTCTCGAAGGAGACGGCACCGATCTCGGCGCCAAGATGACCGGCGCTCAGGCCGCTGCGGCTCGAGGCATGGCCGGCGGTGATGACACGACCGTCCCGCCAGGCAAGATCGTCGAGCCGCAGACGCCCGACGTCAGCTCCGACGCCGCGTTGCAGAAGGCGACCGAAGAGGCCGCCTCCGGCAAGGCGAAGGGCAAAAGCAAAGGCGGCCGGGTTGCCGACAGCTGAGGTGAACGGTGGCGGAGTCTCGGGTCAAGGTCCACATCTGGAATCGGGCTCTCTCCCGCATCGGCCACACCGTGCTCGTTCAAAGCGAGACGGAGGAGACGGCCGCTGCGGAGGCCTGCCGCACGCACTGGGACGATTGTGTGCGGGAGGCAATCGAGGTGGCCGACTGGGACTTCGCCATCAAGCAGGCGACGCTTGCACAGCCTGATGGCGTCACACGTGTCGGCTGGGAGTACGTCTACACGCTCCCAGCAGATTGTGCCCGCCCGATTGCTCTGCTCGCCGAGGGCCAGAGGATTGGGACGTTCACTGGCGGCACGCGGAACCCCTTCCGGGTGATGGCGGACGACGACAAGCACGGAAGAGTCCTGTGCTCCGACCTCGACGCCGACGCCGGCGACTTCGATGTCCTCGAGTACGTCGCCTATCACGAACACATCGTTGGGTGGCCAGCCCAGTTCATCGACGCGCTCGCCTGGAGGCTGGCGGCCGAGCTCGCTCTCGCGATACCAAAGGACGCCGCGAAGGCAAACATGGCCTGGGGCCAGTTCTACCGCTCGCTCTCTCGGGCCAGCGCGCAATCGCTGCAGCGGAGCCAGCGGGACCCCGAGCCGGACCCGCCGTCCGTCGCGGTGAGGGATGAGTGATGCCTGCTCCGCCTGAACGACAGACCGCCTTCGTCGGGGGCGAGTTTGCGCCCGGGCTGTGGGGCAGGGCGGACCTAGAGAAGTACTCCTCGGGGTGCAAGACCGCGCTCAACCTCTTCGTGTCGCCGTTCGGCAGCCTGGTGTCGAGGCCAGGGACGCAGCACGTCGCGGAGATACTCAACCGCTCCGATGTCGACTACGAGACACCCTATGGCCGTCTCGTGCCGTTCATCTTCTCCGATACCGACACGCTCATCCTCGCGTTCCTGAACGACGAGATCCAGTTCTTCTCGTACAACACCGCCACCGGCCGTGCCGAACAGATCACAGATGAGGACGGTCCGATCTTCCTCACCACCAACTGGTCGGAAGGAACTCTCGCGGACCTGCGCTTCACGCAGTCCGGCGACGTGGTGGTCATCGTCGAGCCCAACAGCGACCCGTACCTGCTCAAGCGTCTCTCGTCGGACAACAAGGAATGGTCGTTGGTGCAAGCGCCTTTCGACGCCGACGAGTTCCCTACGTTCGGCGGCGAGCCGATGCTCTTCTACCCTCCATATGCCCTCGACGAGTCGTTAGGCATTTTCCCGGCCTTCCAGCCGCTGTTTGAGAGCGACGCCGCCGCCCCTTGGCAATGGGCGATCACGCGAGTCGTGCAAGACGCAGACGGGAATGTCAGTGAGACAGAGCCCTTCGTTCTGGAGAAACGGTTCACGCCAATCATCGTCGAGTGGATGACAACGATCACCTATTACCCGACTAGCGAATCCGCCCAGGACTGGGAACACTACACCTACGTCTGGCCGAGACAGTACCTCTACATCGCGCTGCGAAGGTCAGGACCCCTGACAGCTGCCGGGGGGCCGATCTTCCCAGAAGAGGGTGGCAACATCTACTGGGACGAATCTGCTCCCGGCCTCGTTCTGCTCGGCTCTGAGAACGAGATGCCAGAGCGGATCGAGGTCAGCGCCGACCATCCGGTGAGGATCCAGTGGGAGTGGTGGCCTTGGAAGGACTACACGGACCCGGACGGCGAAAAGACTATCATTGCCACTCGGGTCTACCGCGGCCAGGAAGGCAATTTCGGCTTTGTCGGGCAAACGACTGATCGCTATTTCATCGACAACGGTGAACCACCTGACTTCTCCGATAGGCCTCCTCAGGGAGAGAACCCGTTCGCCGACCTATCCTCCGGTGACAAGCCCGCCTGTGCCGCCCACTATGAGGGCCGGCGTTTCTACGGCGCGAGCACGCGGATCCACGGCAGCGCCGTGCACGAGTACGCCAACTTCGACGACATCAAGCCTCCCACCGATGCTGACGCTCTGGCCTTTCCGGTTGAGTCCAACCGCTACGAGCGGGTCCGGGCGATCGTCCCGTGGCAGGGGCTCATCGTGCTCACCGACTCGAGCGAGATGCTCGTTGGCGGCTCCGGGCAGAGCGAGATCATCACGCCGAGTTCGATCGCCGTGCGGCCGTTGAGTCGGTTTGGCTCCTCGAGTCTCCAGCCGCTCGAGGTCAACGATTCGATCCTGTTCGTGCAGCGGAAAGGAACCGTTCCCAGGGCAATGGCGCTCGGCGGTGGAGGCTACCAGGTCTCGGACATCTCCATCCTGTCTCGGCACCTCTTCACGGGCTACGGAATCGCATCCTGGTGCTTCGCAGAGGACCCATGGTCCCTGATCTGGGTCGTGCGTTCGGACGGCACCGTGCTCTCCTGCACGTTCCACCGCGAGCAGCAGCTTGTCGCGTGGACCAGGCATGCCATCGCCGGCGGGACCGTTCTCGAGGTGTGCTCGATCCCAGAGGGGTACGAGGACGGCGTCTACTTCCTCGTGCGGCGTGGATCGTCGATCCACCTCGAGAGGCTCGCCACGCGGGTTGTCGAAGATGTACGCGACGCCATCTGTCTCGACTCGAGCGTCACCTACGACGGCAGGCAGGAGATTCCGTATTCGAGCTCCGACACAGGCTATGCCAGGGTTTCGGTCACCGCGGTGGGCGGGAACTACGACATCAACTACCCTTGTGAGGTCTACGTCGAGGCCGAGACGACACCAGGCGAGAACGTCGGCAAAGTACTCCGTGTCTACGGTGACGCGGCCGAGGATGAGGACGACTCGGACGACGTCGTCCTGGTACGGCTCGATACACACACCGGCGGCAGCACCTACGACGGATTCTTGCTGTCACCCCTTCCGACCGAGATGGACGGCGAGTTCTACGACGAGTGGTCGATAACGACCAGGTACGTCTCTGGGCTCGACCACCTCGACGGTGAGGAAGTCTACGCCCTGGTCGACGGCTACGTGGTTGGGCCGCTAGAGGTCTCTGGCGGCCAGGTCGAAGTCGGCACCGAGTATGAGCCGGCCGACGTAGCCACTGTTGGGCTCGAGTACAACTACGACTTCGAGTCTCTCGACTCACCTGGCAACCGCCTCTCCAAAAAGGTCGTGGCCAACGTGGCGATCGAGCTCTACGGACGCGGCGGGTACGTCGGCGAGAGCCTGAGCAACCTGCACGAGATCCAGTTCCGCCAGGTGGACCACGCTTGGGGCCCGATACCGCTCACCCGGGGCGAGTTCGAAACGGCAATCACCGGCGCGTACGGCTACGGCGGATCTGTCGCGTTCCGGCACTCGATCCTCCCGGTCGAGATCCTGTCGATCACCCGCGAGCTCGAGGTTGGAAGATGAGTCGCGCGATCGACATAGCCTCCGGGGCGAGTATCGAGGACGCCATCGAGCTGGCGAAGACCATGAGGAAGGCTGACGCAGACGAGTGTGAGGCATCCTCAGGGCTTGCCCCGCTCGAGGCTGTGCTGACGTCAATCGTTCACAGCACCGAGTGCTGGACCGCCTACGTCGGCGGATACGTACTCGCAATGTGGGGCGTGGTCCGGCACGGAAATCCTCTCGGTCCACGAATCGGGATTGTGTGGTTGTTGACATCCGAGGAGGTTGAGGCCAACCGCCGGGTGTTCTGGTCGGCGTGCAAGATCGAGCTCCGGCGTCTGCTTGAGCAATGGGACATGCTGGTCAACGCGATCGACTGCCGGCATGTGAAGGCCATTCGTTGGGGTGAGCGACTCGGCCTCCGCTTCGATGAGGCTAGGCCGTTTGGGACAGCCGGGCTGCCTTTCAGACAGTTCGCCGTCAAGTTGGAGGACCTCCGTGTGTGAGCCGACAACCATCGCCATGGTGGGAGTGACAGCGGCCGGCGCTGCGACATCGATCTACTCCCAGCAGAAACAGGCCGCGTTTGACGCCCAGGTCGCCAGGAACAACGCCACTCTCGCCGGCTACCAGCGCACGGACGCGCTCGCCGCCGGCGGCGAGGCAGCGTCCAGGATCAAGGTCGCCGGCCGCCAAGCGGCTAGCTCAGCTGTGGCTGCCCTCGCGGCGCGGGGCGTCGACTCCACCGTCGGCAGCGGGGCCAGCGTCGTCGCTGCATCCCAGATGAACGCTGCAGCTGACGCCGAGATGGCGCGTGTCAACGCCCTCCGTCAAGCGTGGGGCTTCGGCCAGCAGCAGCAGGACCTGCTTGCTTCAGCGCGGCAGCGTGAGCGCTCCGGCGTCATGGGCGGCGTCGCCACAGGCCTCGGCGCCGTCTCATCCATCCTCAGGGCGAGCGGATAGGAGGGCGACGTGCCGCTGCCTCTGTACCAGCGTAGGATCCTCGGCACCGCGCCGGTACCAGGGTACCGGCAGCAGCTCCGCTCCGACCCCACCTCCTTCGGCCAGACCGTCGCTGAGGCGGCCACCGGCGTCGGCCAGGATGTCGTCCGCCTCGTGGAGCGTGAAGGGAAGCGCGCGGACGCGGCCGCACTCATGGATGCCTACAGCAGGATGGGCCACGCGAGGCTCGGGCGGGAGAAGGAGCTGCAGGAGCACCGTGGCCGGGACGCGATCGAGTGGGGGACCAAGGCGTCAGAGCTGTTCTCCGGCGACCTCGACGCGATCGAGGAGAGCCTGACGCCGCGGCAGCGTGAGAAGTTCCTCGAGATGCGTATCAAGGCCTCCCTGGGTTTCGAGGGGACGGTCAACCGCCACACGCTGTCCGAGGGCGAGGCCCTCGCTCGGGACGGGTACGCCGGCGCCACGACGATGGCCACCCAGCTCGGCGCCGAGGCCGCCATGCAGGGCTCCGTCGACGGAGTCCGCGCCGCACACCAGGACGCCCACGAGGCTTGGCAGACGTACATGGAACACCAGGGCCTGACTGGAACCCAGGAGGCTGAGAAGGCCAGGCTCGACGTGATGACGCGGTTCCACGCTGCGGTCCTGTTGGAGCAGATTGCCAAGGGCGATCACCGGTCAGCCAGAGACTACCTCGGCGAGTGGGGCGACGAGATCTCGGCCGACGTGGCTGGGAAGGTCCGGAAGCAAATCAAGGCTGTCGGGGTGAAGGAGCGGGCACACGAGATCGTTGACGGCCTCGTGCAGAAGTACGGGAAAGGTCGGTTCGAGCTCGACCTGCTCTCGGCGGCGGAGGATTTGAACAAGCGCGCGGAGCTCCTCGATGATCCAGAGAAGCGTGACGCCGCCGAGGCGAGGCTCGAGGAAGTGGCGCGGGACCGCCGGGGGGCGCGTCAGGAGTGGGACGGCGACAGGCTGGCACGGATCGAGGTGGACCTGGCGAGCAAGACGATCAGCAAGGCGAAGTCGCATCCCCTCTACGACGAGCTCTCCGTACACGGCCAGGCTCTCGCGCTGCGGCTCGAGGCGAGCGCGCGCCGCGCGCGGCGACACCCGGACAGCGCGGCGTCGCGGGATCGTCAGATCCGGTGGTCATACAAAGCCCTGCCTGCAACCGAGCGGATGTCCGTGGACACGAATACGTTTGGCGCAGAGGGATCACCCGCGCTCAGGGCCGAGTTGTCGGCACTGCAACGGAAAGAGCGGGAGGGATTCGGCCAGCGTCCCGCATCGTTCGGAAGGACCGTGAACGCGGCCGCGCGGCGAGCGGGTCTCAAAGGGAAGAAGAAGGACGCCCTCATTGGCTTCATGTTTGACCTCTACGACCAATACGCCGAGGACAACCCCAACGCTCCATATCCTCCACAGCAGGTCATCGACAGATGGGAGGTGGATGCCTTCGAAGAGGTCACGCAGGAGGGGTTGCTGTGGGACACCGATGTGCCGCGGTACCTGGCCGAGCCACGGGTGGAGACGGCCGGCACCATCTCCGCGCCGCCGGCGGCCGGCGCCCAGCCGCAAGCAGCACCTCCTCCACCGCCTCAGCCAACCGCCCCGCCACCAATCTCCGACCTGTCTCAGATCCCGACCGAGTCCTTCATCATCCTCCGTGACGAGTTCCGCCAGAAGTTCGGCCGCGATCCGGCCGGAGCCGACCTGCCTCTCCTCCTCAGGGTCTACAACGCCAACCCGGGTCGATTCTGATGGCTGACATCTGGGACGAGGCACAGAAGGACCTGGAGTCCGGCACGCCAGCTCCAGGCGAGCCTGACGTCTGGGACCAGGCACAGCAGGAGATCGACGACGAGAACCGGTCCAAGGACGCCGAGCTCTCCACCATCTTCCGGCTCGCCCATGACACGAAGGACAACCGCGCCCTCGCGCTGACCATCTCTCGCGAGCTCGGCGCTGACGTCGGCGCCGTCGAGCGCAACCTGCCCGAGTTCCGCAAGATGGCCGAGAGGGCGCGGTTCGACCCGGCGGCATTCCGGCGTGAGGCGCCCGGGCTCTACGACCTCATGATCAAAAAGCGGGAGGTCGGCCCCCTGGTGGTGAAGGAGGAAGGACGGCTCCGTGCGATTGTCCGCGGCCTCAAACAGGCGCACCGGTCCGCGACACTGACCGAGCCTGTGGCGGTTGGGCCGCGTGGACCTTCTCCCCTGACCATGATGCTCGATCCGACAGGCATCACTGGCATGGCCATCGAGGCATTCCGCGGCGTCGAGTCGATCTTCGGCGGCAACGTTGCAGAATCTGCTGCCACAGAGACCACGCAGCGTAGGCAGCAGCGAGTCGGACTCGAGCAGCAGATCGAAGAGCGCGGCGGCCTGTTCGCGCGGGAGAAACAGACCTTCGAGCTCAACCCGCTCGCTACCGAGCCGGGCGGCATCGAGCATTTTGCGTCGATCGCCGGCGACTTCTGGAGGCGGAGGCGGACCGACAGCGAGCTCAACCAGCTGTCCGCCAAGTCCGTGTTTCTCGACTCGGCCCTGGCGGAGGCCGAGGGCCTCTACCAGAAAGGCCTGATAGATCTCGGCACCGTCGAAGACTGGCGGCAACGAGTGTACGACAACGAGAAGGCGATCCTCGAGCTCGAGCAGAGATCCGGCCTGCCACAGTGGTACGGCCAGAGCGGCATCGAGCAGACTCTCCTCGACGTCGAGGAGGGCACTGCATCCCAGGTCGACGCACTGAAGGGCATGGGCGCCGGCGGCGTGGCTGGGGCCGGCATCGGTGCGCTTGTTGGCGCGCGCGCGGGGGGCGCGCCTGGCGCGCGGGCGGGCGCCATGGCGGGGCTGCGGCTCGGCATCGCCATCGGCGGCGGATCGAGCTCGTTCGTCCAGGAGACCGGCTCAGCGTACCGAGAGCTCAAAACCGCCAAGACTGACGCCGGCGATCCGGTCGATCCCGCCGTCGCACGGGGCGCGGCGGTCGTTTATGGCGTCGTGGCTGCGGGCATCGAGGTGGCCGAGCTCGGTTGGTTCGCCAAGTCCTTCGGGCCGCTGGGGGAGATGATCCGGGCAGGCCAGGGTAAGGCGTACATGCAAGCCCTCATGGCCGATGTGACCAAGCAGCAGGTCTTCCGGCGGGTCGCCTCCGCATACGCCAAGGGAGTCGCCGGCGAGGGCGTGGAGGAAGGGCTGCAGGAAGCTGCCAACACGCTGGCCGTTTGGGGCGCGCGGTCGGTGACCGCCGGCGCCATTGAGTCGGCAGACACCGACGAGCTCGCCGCGAGGATTGGGGAGTCCGTCTACAAGGGCGGCATCGGGGCGGCCGGAGGCCTCGGTCTGCTCGGCGCCGGCGTTCACCTGGCGACGTACGAGATGCAGCGGTCCAAGGCTATCGCGGCCGGCGAGCAGGTCGCGGCCGCCGCGGAGCTGGCGTCGACGGAGGTGGCCCGGGCCGCGCCGCAGGAAGTCGCCCAGATGGTCCGCGACGAGACCGACTCGAGCGGCCAGATCCTCTCCGAGCTCTGGGTCGACCCGGCCAGGTTGGTGGCGCTGTTCACGGAGCAAGGTCTCGACCCCGACCAGGCCATCTCTGAGATCATGCCTGGAGACGGCGCGCAGCGGATGCGTGACGCGCTCGACGCGCGCCGTGATGAGGACGGCCAGCGGGCTACGCTCAGGATCCCGGTGGGCGAGTACGTCGAGCAGTGGGGCGGCAAGGCGCTCGCCGACGCACTCGTGCAAGACACGACCACACGCCAGGGGATGATGACCCGCCGCGAGGTGGACGAGCGGAGCAAGCAGGACCAGGCGCGGATCCGGAAGCGGGCCAAGCAGATCGTCAAGGAGCTCGAGGCGCAGGGCGAGTGGTCGCCCAGGTCTGCGTCGGAGGCTGAGTTCGTCTCGACGATCCGGGCCGACCTCGAGGGCACGGGACACTTCTCGCCGGAGCAGGTCGACCAGCAGGTCGCTGTCGCCCGGGCAGTCGTTGAGACGCTTGCGCAGCGGCTCGACCGAGACCCGGACGAGGTGATGGACCACGCGACGGTCCGGATCCGGGGCGAGCTCCAACAGGAGACGGTCGAGGGGCCGAAGCCGGCCGAGGCCCCGACGATCGATCTCATACGGAAGGAGTACCTCGAGCTCGACCCAGAGACGCAGGCCGCCAGGTACTATTTGGACGAGAACACCGGCCTCCTCAACGTCGAAGGCCTCCGGGTGAGCCCACGCCCTGAGGACCGCCCAGCGCTCGCGGTGTTCGACCTCGAGGGGTTCAAGTTCCTGAACGACCGCTTCGGCCACCTGTCCGCCGACGGCGCCCTCCGGGCAATGGCCGGTGTACTGCGTCAGGCCGGGATGGTGGGCGCGAAGCGGGGCGGGTCTCTGGTCGCGTGGGTGAAGGACGACGCGGAGGCGCAGGAGCTCGCCCGCAAGATGGGAGAGCTGACGCCCCAGATGCAGGTTGTGGCGTCGACGACGGCCGGGCAGAGCGACATCGACGCGACCCTCGACGCCGCTTTCGCCCGCCAGGTAGACGTCAAGGAGGGTCTGCGACAGGAAGGCGCCATCGGGCACCGGAAGGGGCCGCCGGCCGCCGCGGTGCCGCCCGGCGCGCCAGCGATCAACTACGAGCTCAGGCCCGGGCAGATGAGTGAGGAGTCGCTTGGCGTGCCGATGAGCTCGCCGGAGGCTCAGGCCGCGATGGAGGGCGCAGCGGCTGTGCTCGAGCCGGTCGCTCAGAGGCTCAAGGCGACGCCGGCGGCCGCTGGTGCGCGGCTCGGCGAGGCTCAGCTACAGGCATTCGAGGGCATCGACCAGGAGGCCGCGCTTTCCGGCGTGCACGAGGAAGTGCCAGGGATGCTCACCGAGGTGGGCTTCAAACAGGCTCAGAGGCTGCGACAGAGGAAGTTCTCTGCATCGGCCGATATGAGGCTCGTCAAGGAGCTCAACCGCGACTTCGGGCGGGAAGAGACAGACGCGATCCTGGCGGTGATGACAGGCGTCCTGGCAGAGCTCAGCGGCCAGAAAATCGACGCCGCGCACCT